TTTGTTTTGTTTTGTTTGGGTTAACCTACTTCAACGATTTCATTACCATCGCTATCAGACACATGCACGCAACCACTCACATCGTAGTTGTCGAGTATATATTGAGCTGTTCTCACTGCTTCTTTGGTTGTTGCTGCTTCTTCGAACCGTTCTTCGTTGGGCTCGTCTTGGAGATGATATGTTAGTTTGTATCTTACTTGTTTCATCATAGGATATATTGATTTGTTTTGTTTTCTATTATTGTCGAAAAAAAAGCTGGGGGCTGTTGCCAACCCCCAGCTCGATGAGCTTAGCCGACTATGAACGAGTCGCTGTAACCGTTCTCCCAAGTGATGGTCTCGACTGTTACCGATGTACCTCTCTTGTATGCGGCTGCGTCCCATAGCTTACAGTATTCGCCGTCCTCGTTGCGGAGGACTAGAGCGTAATCATCAAGAGCAGCTGGCTGACGGCAGGACATCACTGTCCATGCTGAAGAGTTGAGCTGCGGGGCGGCTTTGGTTTTTGTGCTATTTGCCATGTTTCGTTATTTTATCGTGGTTCTGGTTGTATTGAGCAGATCGCTCGTAAAGGAAATCCTGTCAAGGTGGAGCATTTTCACACGAATCGGAATCCGATTCATGTAAGGGAAGCTAAGTTACTGGACAGATGCTCAGACAATGACCATGTCCATCCACGCTTCTAAAGAAAATACTACCTTGACAGGATTTCTAGAGCGATCTGCTCAATACAACCAGGTTCCGCTAAAATAGAAACATGAGCAAATGCCAAAAAGCCAAGCCGTCCCGCTGGTCGACCTTCAGCATGAGATGGTGCTGACCTGTCGTCATCCAGTGCCTTGATGATCGCTCTAGACCTCCGTGACGAGGATGGCGTTTTACTGTGCTATGGGACGTTGCCTCATACACGAGAAAGGACATCGAGTGACAGACGAGACCGTCACTTGGGTCAGAACGGTCAGCGAGTCGGGCATAGTCGGATGAGCCATGAGGTGGAGGGTTGGCAACAGCCCCCTGCTTTTTTTGGGGGGTGTTTTGTGCCTTGTTTTTGTCGATAGGGTTCCGAAGTAGGCAGTTTCTTCCGTTGCGTGTATTCTGCGGATGTAAGCTACTGATCACCAACGACATATCCGTCACATTGTTTGTGGTCAATGGTCGGGGGATACGTAGGTGCATGTAGCTTGTGTCAGGTGCTGACGTACTGCTGTTGCTCCCGACCATGGTGCCCGGCACTTTGATTGGGGGGCACATGGGGAACTTGGGATCGGAAACAACAAGGAGTCCCTACCTGCGTATCCAATTTTCAATTTTTGAGGAATTTATAGGGTAGACACCCTAGGGTTTAGGCAATTGTGGAACACTTGGTACACCTAGGGTACACTTTGTGGTACGCTTTTCAATGTTATAAGTCTGTAGCTTTATCAACGAGTTATGTAATATGGAACAGAAGGTACACTTTTCTGAGAGACATAAAGTATAAATAATATTTTCCAGAAAAAAGTGTACTTTGTGTACCAGATTCTGTAAGTCCTTAATAATCATATAATACAATTGGGTACACCCCCGTGAAAAAAGTGTACCACAGGTGTTCCAAGTGTACCACGGTGATTTACACTTGACACGGCGTATGCAAAGATTCATATGTATGTCGTGGACGAAAACCCCGTTAAGGTTACAGATAAACGAACGTATGCTTCTGGGAACAAACCCAAGCAGGTAATCAAGCAGCAGAATGCCAAGCGAAGCAGGTGCCATCGTAAGCGCATGAAAGCAGAAGATGATATGAAAGTAGCCCAGAAAGAATTAGCTAAGGTCGAGAAGGCGCTAACAGTCAAGGAGCAATTCCTTGATATGATGAGCAAAGCTCCAACTCCAGCCCAGCAGCGTAAAGCACTGCTTGCAATGTTCGCAGAGCGTGGCATTAACCCCATCGAGGAGCTGATGAGTTTCACAGCAGACGAAGAGGTTCCCGTAAAAGAGCGGATAGCAATCTGGAAGGAGCTGGCAAGTTATACACAGCCCAAGCTTAAGAGTGTAGATGTCCAGCAGAACATAACTGGAGAGATGAAGATCATGACGGTGGACTACAGTGCAGTCACCAAGTCTCAACTTAATGACATTGTGAACGCAGAGGTGATTGACAACGAGGGAGACTATGATGAGTTTATAAGTGACGAAGACAAGAATGAGTAACAACCCAATCCAAGACGCACAGGCAATACTCGGAGAGCACTGCCGAAACTACGTTCTTATTGCATCTGTAGACGAAGACCCGATGGTCTACGATCTTAGATTCAATGATCCCTACGCAGCCCAAGCCCTACTGAAGAATGCGACTCGTTACCACGATGTCTATGTTTCAGGTGGAGCTACCCCCATGAATGAAGATGATGAGTGGGAGTGGGGTGAAGAAGAGGTGGAAGAGGATGATGGGGATGACTACGGAATGAATGAGTGTTAGAATACCTGCACAGGGGTGGGAGCCGAGACCTTATCAGCTCAGCCTACTGAAGTACATGTCTCAACAGAAGCGGTCGCTACGTGCGGTCGTTGCATGGCACCGTCGTGCAGGAAAGGATTTGACGTGTGTTAACATCACTGCGATCAAAGCTCTACAGCGTGTAGGGACGTACTGGTACGTGTTACCGTACGCCAACCAAGCCAGACGTATTGTCTGGAATGGTATGACAGGTGAGGGTAAGAAGTTTATTGACTACTTCCCAAGGGAGATAGTTGAGAAGAAGAGTGAGCAGGAGATGCGCATTCACCTTAAGAACGGTAGCGTTATTCAACTAATGGGCTCTGACGATCCAGATAAGATGGTTGGTGCGAACCCCGTCGGCGTGGTCTTCTCGGAGTATAGCATCTCCGACCCAGCAGCGTGGCAGTTGATTAACCCCATCCTTGCGGAGAACGGCGGGTGGGCTCTGTTTAACGGAACGCCCCGTGGCGAGAATCATTTCTACAAGTTACTACTACGGGCTCAGTCGGAGGGCAGCTGGTTTAGCAGCCACCTGTCAGTCAAGGACACGAAGGCGATAGCAGCCGATGAGATTCGGAAGGCTCGCAGTGAGCTGAATAACGAAGCCAGATTCCAGTCGGAGTACATGTGCTCATTTAAAACGCCAGTCGAGGGAGCTTACTACGGAGCCCAGATCAACAAGGCGTATAAAGATAAGCGCGTGGTGGAGACGATTGCGGTAGATCCGCTACTCCCAGTACACACAGCGTGGGACTTGGGTATGGATGACGCTACAACCATTTGGTTTCTCCAGCTGTTCAAGAGCGAGGTTCGCATAGTGAACTACTACGAGAACAGCGGAGAAGGTTTGCCACACTACGCAAGGCACTTACATACGTGGGCAAGCCAGAAGGATGTGACTTATGGTAAGCACTACGCCCCGCACGACATTAAGGTGCGAGAGCTAGGGACTGGTAAGTCACGGCTTGAGACAGCCAGAGGTCTGGGGCTCAAGTTTACGACAGTCAAGAAGCTGTCGATTATAGATGGTATCGAAGCCGTACGTAATCTTCTGAACCGATGCTGGTTCTCTAAGAATGACTGCTACGCGGGCATCGAGGCACTAAAGGGATACCATAAAGAGTTTGATAGCTCACGTGGTGTATTTCGCAAGACACCCGTTCACGACAAGAACTCTCACGGAGCTGACGCGTTCCGTACATTGGCGGTTGGGCTCAAGCAGCCCAGCTTCGGAAAACGCAAGAACACGAATGAGTACCAAGTTAAAAGCCTCAGTTGGTGAATACCACAGGCTATCCATGTATCAAGAAGCTTGCGTCCTGTACAATACACAAGGTCAGGACTTCGAAGCACTGTTTCGTGAGATAGTGGACTCGCCTAACGGCGAACATAAATATTTTTTCGGGGGTCCCGATTATCTTCTGCTTGGCATGGTGAAGGAAGATGAGTTGGGTATGTATTGGCATGTGTGCTATGCATCTCATAGGAATCCGAGGTATACTGTATCTAAGTTCTTAGAACTTGCTCCTTTTCCGCTTGACAGGATAGAATTTTGCAGGTATCACAAGATGAATACCAACTCTCCATTTAAGTTCTATAAGTGGGAAACTTTTAAACGTATATCTAAATATGGGCAGCAAACCTAGCAAACCACCACCCCCACCACCCCCTCCAGCACCGCCTCCCCCTCCAGCACCCGTGGCACGTCAGCCGATTGCGAAAGCAACTCGCCCGACTCGGAAGCTAACGACTGGATCGTTGTTTGGTATGGGCAGTGTCTTGCCTAGGCAAAACAAGCAACAAGCTAAAAAGACTCAAGGTCGATCACCTCTAGGTGGCGGCGGTGGCTTGTATGGTTAAAGTATTACGTCAGCGTTACGAAGAACTAAAGCTATTGAGGTCTCACCTCGATGGCATGTTTCTTGACGCGCAAAAGTATGTCCGTCCAAACTCCAACAAGTTTGACCACGGACATACCCCCTTTCAAGATGATGGCTCTCGTGAAATTTATGATGACACCGCAGTGTGGTGTAATCAGATGTTTGCAAATGGACTTAGCTCTAACTTAATCCCAAAGTCAGATCGTTGGTTTTATTTAAAGTTAGCAGATAAGCCAAGCGGACAACTTAGCGGAGATGAGCGGGCGTATCTTCAGCAAGTTGCTGATCGTATTCTCCATGAGTTTAGCCTCCCGAAGTCTCAGTTCTACAGCACAAGTCATGAGTGCTTCCTAGACATTGGAGCTTACGGCACTTCCCCAGTTCAGATAACTGAAGTTGATGGGGTTATTAACTTTCGCGCTCGTCCCCTAGCTGACGTGTTCTTTGACACAGACCAGTTTGGTAACGTAGACACAGTACACTATCGTTGTTACAAGACAGCGCGTCAGGTACTGCAGGCTTTTCCAAAGGTTGCAGACATGGACGGATTCAATAAAGAGCTGTCAGTCCACAACAAGATTGAACTTGTATATACTAT